AAGCAGTTAAGCTGGCACAGGCTAATATCGTGTGCTCTACACCTGGTTGAAATATACACAGGGACGGAAGACTCGCCGCTGCAACGAGCACTCAACTACTACCCGCAAGGATGAAGATCGCAAATGCCGCGATTTAGTTGTTTGAACAGGATTAACATGGCTAAAAAGACGCATGAGCGATCATGCACGTTTGTACGTATGCTAGCGTATATTGTACAAACCGCCGTTGTACAAGAACGGAGCTCGAGGTACCGGACAACCGCCTCTGTAATGCTCTAACGCTAGTGACTATGCTACTCAGATGAAGTCATTTTTTTTGCCCGTCCTGGGCAAAGAGTGACCAATTAATCTAGATGAAATCTAAAAACAGATTGATGAGCGCAAGCGAAATCAATAGACTAACGAAGTTAGTCTTAGAAGAAAGGCATTCCGCTTTTTTTAGCGGTTTCTAAATTGTCTTTAATAATATCTGAAATGATTTGTCGTTCTTGTTCGCTAAAAAGTATAGCATCTGAATAAGTTATACCTCCTCGCATGTACCAACAAAATCTTAAAATTTCGTCTTTTATGGCTCTAGACTGACGCTCGTAGTCATCTACTAATTTTAAAATAGCGTCTTCATTTAGCGTCAAGAGCCTGCGGCGAAAAAATTTGCATAATCAAAAATCAAAGGAACTGAATAAGGTTGAGCACAACTTTGGCATTCTGTGTCCAATGGCGGAATACTTCCTTCTTTGCCTATTTCTTCTAGTCTTATTCTGACCGCCTTACAGACTTCGGCGTCGCAATTTTGATAAAATTCATAGATATGGTTGGCATCATTTACAATTGTGTTTGACTCAACTATTTCGATATATTCTGTGCTATCCGACAATGTTTTTGTTTGTAATTCTATTAACCTTGTCATGTGTTTTTTGTACTCTTCTAGTCTGACTTCTTCTGTTAGAGCTTCATCGCTCAGAGTACTTAAAACTCTTTGTTCTTGATAACTTATTTTGTTAGTGGCATTTACTGAAAAATATTTTTGTGGCTGTAACTTGATTCTTAAATTTTGAACAGAAATCTTCTTGGTATAGTCCGGGGTGACCACTTTGGCCAACAAAGCACCCAAGTCAGCTTCAAATCTGTTTTCCTCTGAGCAATGTGGGCATTTACTATCAAAGTCCATTTTATTACCGTAACTGGCGATTCTAATCGCTATCAAGGTAGCATCAACATCAATACTGGGCATTTGCCAGGCATCAGTAATGTTTGGGCAACAACTATGGATAACATCAACTACACCCTGTCCATTTAACAATGCATCTGGAGTTTTGAGAGTTATCTCATCACGTGCAGTCATTGGATAAATTGGCAAATCTCCAGAATCTGGCATTTCTAACCCTGAAGTCCAGAATTGTCCTTGACTGGGCAAATTAAAGTAAATTGCTGGTTGTCTAAAGTGTGCCATTAAGGGATTGATTGGTTTTGCATCCATATTTTGATTCCTATAAATAATTGATAATACCAGTATTTATAGGCTAAAAACATGGCAGATATAAACGACGTAGCAAGAGAATTTTCTGATCAACTATTAAGACTGTCGGGAAGTATGGACATGTCTAGAACTTCGGTGACTAGAGTTGGTAATGGGTTAGCCAGATTAACACAAGAAATAGATAAAGGAAAAACTTCCTTTAGAGATGCCGTTTATGAGTTACGCAGATTAGAACGTCAAATTGAAAATCTAGATGACACTGTGGCAGACAGCGCAGTGCGTAGCAGACTACTAGCTCAACAACAAAAAATAGCAGCAGATTTAGTAGGTCAAGGACTAGGACAGTTGGCTTCAGATCTAGGTAAAGTTGCACTAGGTGGAGCGTTTGAATATTTTAAAAGTCAATTACTAACATCAGCCAAATCGTTACAGGATAATGTTGGTGGATTGCAAATGGCATTCAACCTGCAGAATCAAGCTCTTACTAGTGGAACTAAGATTTTACAAGAGTTTGGTGGTGTAGCAGCGGCAGGTGCAACAGCATTAGCCTTGATACCTGGCGGGCAAGCTTTATCAGTGGCATTTGGAGCCGCAGCTATTGGAGCTAAAGGATTAGGTGAATTTTTTAATACCGCCAAAGAAGGATTAGGCATTTTACAAGTAGAACTTACCAAAACTGACGCGGCCTTTCAACAGATCACTAAAACTGGCGCATTGTTTATTGATGGTCTGACTGATGTAAGGCGACAAGCAGGTCTTGCAGGATTAGATTTAAAAGACTTTGCACAAATAGTTTCTAACAACGCAGAATCTTTAACTAGACTGGGTGGTACTGTTAGTAAAGGTGTAGAAAGATTTACTGCGGTTAGCGGTCAAATGACAAATTTTAGAAAGCAATTATTAAATTTAGGTTATACTATAGAAGATCAAAATGAATTTACTATAGAATATATGGATATGCTAAAAAGAACTGGCAATCTGAGAGCCGGTGAAGAAGAGAAAGTCGCACAAGGCGCTAGAGAGTATTTGATCAATTTAAAAGCCATAAGTTCGCTAACTGGCGAAGATGTTAAAAAAGCCCAGGCTAGAATTAAGGAAGCTTCTAATCAAGCGGCAGTGCAGGCAAAATTAGCCGCAGGTGGTGAAGAGATGCGGAAAAAATTCCAAGACCTTGTGGGAAGATTTCCTGGTTTTGAAAAAGAAATAGAACAACTTTTTTTATTTGGAAACGTACTTGATCCTGTTCGTGCTACTATACTAGCAAATAATACTGCATTGGATCAAGTGCTTAGACAGCAAGTAGGAAATATAGACAATAACAACATAAGTGCCCGTGACGCACAAATTGAGGGAGAACGATTATCTAAAGCTCGTGCTGCTGAAATTCTTAGAGATACTAGAGAACAGCAAAAAATATTTGGTACTGTAGCGTCTGCAACTGGAAAGTTAGGCGAACAAGCTCAACTAGCTAATAGAAATGCTGATTTAGCTATTAGATTACAAGAACAACAACGTCAAGGTACTCAAACCGCAAGAGAAGCAGCAGAAAACGCTGCCGCAACTGGCGACGAACTTACAAATTCTGTCAATGCGTCAAAAGTTGCTTTTAGAGATATGGGAAAAGTTTTAAATGATGATATTACTCCATTATTAAAAAAATATGCCACTGAAGGTTTTCCAAAATTGTTTGGTACTATTAAATCACTTAGTGATCAAGTTACATCAGGCGGTGAACTAATCAGAAAGGCACTTAAAGCTACTACTGATATAATGGAAATTTTAACTCCCGGAGAATTATCAAGATCAAGAGCCCAACCACCAGGTGCCCCAACTCCTGCTCAAGAAAGATCCAGGGAAAGAGATCGACGAATAGATCAAGAATCTCCTGGCTTAGGCACACAAGGCAACGAATATAGACAGAGTTTAACTCGTGATCGTACCACCAGACCGGATACGCAACTTGCTAGATCAAGTACTGAACCAGTTAGTATGGCTCTACTAGATTTAGGCGATGTAGCAAACAAGAAACTTACTGATAGTTTTGTACAAGCAATGGCATCTTATCAACAACAAAGAGCTACACTCAATAACAACCAAGAAAACACAGCCGACCTCGCCACTTCTGTGGCATCCGTTTTACAAGATGCATTTACTGGTCAGAATGGATTAAACAATGCACTAGCCGGACTAAAAGGTGTAATTGAAATGGACAGCAAACAACAAACCGCTGTGTTACAAAAACAAATAGATAAACTTGATGATTTACTTTTAGCTATGCAAGACAATGTTGATTACTCAAAAAGAATAGCAGACGGCATAGCTTAAACACGGTAAATATAGTATTCATTGAGATAACATATGACTTGGCGCAAGTATTTTAAAAGCAGTAATTTACCTAGTAATATCAGTCCCATTGGCAGCGGTCGTATGCCAGATCCTGGTTATAGAAACTATCAAAGTAATCTTCCAGATGTGTATATTGGCCATCCTAATCGCATTGAACGTTACAATCAATACGAACAAATGGACATGGATTCGGAAATCAATGCAGCACTAGACATCCTTTCTGAGTTTATGACACAGAAAAACGAAGCCAATAATTCGCCATTTGATATCAAATTTAAAGATGATCCTACAGACAATGAAGTTAAAATTATCAAAGAACAACTGCAACAATGGGTCAAGTTAAACGAATTTAACAGCAGAATATTCAAGATAGTAAGAAATACTATCAAATACGGCGATCAAGTGTTTGTGAGAGATCCAGAAAACTTCAAGCTGTTCTGGGTTGAAATGAGCAAGGTGGTAAAGGTTATTGTTAACGAAAGCGAAGGCAAAAAGCCCGAGCAATATATTCTCAAAGACGTCAATCCTAACTTTGAAAACTTGACCGTTACAGCAGTAACTACCAGTGATCAATACATGAATCATCCACAGGTGGGTGGTCCTAGCGGTAGTTACGTACAACCCAATGTACCGTTAGGTGGCGGAGGCAGATTTACTAGGGCACAAAACGAAGCGGCTATCAACGCAGAACATATTGTGCATCTAAGCTTGACTGAAGGTTTAGATGTGTATTGGCCGTTTGGTACCAGTGTGCTAGAAAATGTTTTTAAAGTGTTCAAACAAAAAGAACTGCTAGAAGATGCTATTATTATCTATCGTGTGCAGCGAGCTCCAGAACGCAGAGTTTTCAAAATTGATGTGGGTAACATGCCCAGTCACATGGCCATGGCCTACGTTGAAAGAATTAAAAACGAAATCAGCCAGCGCAGAATTCCTACACAGACCGGCGGTGGCTCAAACATGATGGATGCTACATACAATCCATTAGCACAGATGGAAGACTACTTCTTTCCTATCACATCAGACAATCGCGGAAGCAGTGTTGATACCTTACAAGGTGCCAGTAACCTTGGCGAAATCACTGACTTACGCTACTTTACTAACAAACTGTTCCGTGGCCTGCGTATTCCCAGCAGCTACTTGCCGGTGGCTGTAGAAGACAGCACGCAATCGTACAATGACGGGCGTGTGGGTACTGCACTAATCCAAGAATGGCGTTTTAATCAGTACTGCCAGCG